CGTCACAGCCGAGATTCGGAAGTAGGTAATTGTTTATACACTTAGTTCAATGGGCTCTGACCTTTCCCAACCTACGTCGACATCGCTTACGCTACCTCTCGCTTCGTTCCTATTGCTAAAGAGTTTTTATGAACTGTGTTGTGTTTTTCGATTGCTAACAGTCAATCTACATCAATCCTGCCGCCCTACTACCGGACGCGGCTCAACGTGTACGAGTGTCCTTATCACGGGACCTTTTTCTCAGCGGTATTTGTAAACTGGCCCGCCAACCTTAGGTGTTAGATTGTTTTGCCTTGATATTTTGTTCTAGCAATGCCTGTTTGAGTTTGTCTGATCCGCCTACTCTAACATTAATGATACCGTTATAGTAATCATCAGTTTCAAGTACACGCCTATCAAACTGTTCTCTTGCCTCTATATAGGACATTTCGCCCCTACCTTTACATAGGTATAATATTTCTCTTGTAAACTTGTTTTCGCCTAGTTGTGCAACGTCTGCGTTTAGTCTGTCACTGGATCCCCAGTAATCTTTCCAATCGCTTTCTTTTTTTCCACGTCTTTTATTTTTTTTGCCTTTAAGTGGTGGCTTAGTAGTTTTAAATTTTGCTAGTTTCTTGCCTATATATTTTTGGCCTGTAGTGGTATTTGTAATTAGATAAACAAAACCTTCATACTCATCTGGTATTTCATCTATTGTTTTTCCTTCATAAGTCCACTGCATGAACTTACTTACCGTGCCTTCTATTTTTCTGCCTCGATCTTGGTTTTGAACGTTTCGTTAATCTCGTCCATACGTAATTTACTCAATCTGCGTATCTCTCTGAGGCATTTCCGGCTTGCTCGGTGGGTCCTGTAAGATAAACGATTTTCAAAGTTTTCGTTTTCCTTAAAATACTCCATATATGCTTTCGTTAATAGATCGTGTGTGTCGTCAGTCATTAATCTACTATCTCTATGTCATTTTCGTAACTAGTAAATCCATTTTCTTTAACTACTTTCATCAAATGATTAACTCTACCAATTAACTCGTCTTTATGCGAGATAAGAAATACATTTTTGTTGCGTTCTCTGCCCATCTTCTTAAGAACTGCTAATGATCCTTCGACACCAGCAGTGTCCATACCACTGTCAATTAATTCATCAATAAACAATAAGTTAATATTTTGATATAGACTTTCCCAAACATCTCTAAATGCAAAACTCATACCAAGTATTAGTCTATTACGTTCACCTCGTGACAAGTTATCAAAGTCTAAGTCTTGTCCTAGTTGTGTAATCTCAACATTTAAATCGTTTTGGAATACAACTTGATGTGGTAATCCTAGTTTGTCTAAGTAATATGTAAGTCTATTGTTTAAGTATGCTAAGTTTTGATCAATAATCTTCTTACGAATAAAACTATCTTTGTTTGTTAACAGTTTTAATAAAAACTCTTGATGTTCTTTGAAACTAGTTAAGTCATTAACAGGTGTCCAGTCTATAGTTTGTACTGCTGATGTGTTTAACTCGTTAATTTGTGCTTGATAAGGATCTTCTTCGTCTTGTTTATTTTGTAAAGCAGTTTTTAAACTATCAACATTTTGTCTATGCTCATATGCTTCTTTTGCTGTTTCATAGTAAGTAGTAGGTCTGCCATTGATATCACCAATGTCATCAAGACCTTTAACAACGTCATCTACTTTTTTAGCAATCTCTGATCGATAGTCAATTGCTTCATCTAATTCTTTTTCTTTACGTGTTTGTAGTTCTGCTTTTTTATCTGCGTGTAGTTCTTGTCCACATGTATAACAAGTAGCATCTTCAAGATTTGTTATGTCTTTAGTTGCCTTTTCTACAGACTTCTCAGCACGTTGTAGTGCTGGCTCTAATGTGCTTAATTCTTTTTTAAGAGCCAAAATAGCATTGTTATGTTCATTCCAATTAGATAGTTTTTCATGTGATTCTAATTCAATATTAACATCTAAGTGTTCTAACTCATCAATAGCAGATGCTAGTTTACTAATGTCTTGTTGCTTCTTAGCAAGCCAAGCACGTTGGGTTCCTTGCAAACTAGAAATAGTGTCTTCGATCTTGCTATTTGCTGTTTGTATTGCTTCAATCTTTAATGTTTCTTGTATAATGGTTTCTTTAGTCTGCCGAACTTGATCTTTTAAAGTATCTGCTTTCTCACTAAGAATAGTAATACCTAACAACTGCTCAATAATAGCACGTTGATCATTTTGTCGCATACTAAGGAAAGGCTCTGTGTAAGTGTTTAATGCAACAATATGTTTAAACATATCGTGACTCATACCTAATAGGTCATTAATATCTGCTTGCGTCTTACGACTATCGCCTTGGGACTCGTCTAACATTTCCTGTTCTTGATTATTGATATAAAACTTTAGTACATTGGGCGACCGTCCTCGTTCAATACGATAATCAATGCCATCTTTTTCAAAATCAAGTGAAACTAACATGCCCTTGCTATTAGTTTTGTTAATTAAGTTGTTGCGTTTAATATTTGTTAACGCTACACCGTATAATGAATAACTTAGAGCGTTAATAATAGTAGTTTTACCTGTACCATTACGTGATCCATTGTCATCACCACCCTGATCTAAGTTTTCACCTAGCACAAGTGTTAATTGTTCTTTGTTAAAGTCAACAGCCTGAGTTTGATTCCCCACGCTCATAAAGTTTTTTACGGTCAGGTCTTTAATACGTATCATAGTTCGTTATAGATGTCCAATAGCATTTTCTTGTTAAAGTTATCCGAATCAATTGCTGTAATTTCTTTAGATACAATTTCATCAACACTTTCAAAAGTTGAAATATCTAAGTCGGTGCTAATTTCTTCGACTTGTTTTTGCGGGATTAATGTAATTTCTCTACACTTATATTGTGTAATATACGTTTCTTTAATAAATTGTGCTTCTTCGTAACTAATTGGAACATCGATAGTAACACGTAGGTACATATTACTTTTAATAATGTCCTGATTAGGATCTAGTAGTTGACTAAGTGTAGTTGTTCGATACTTAGGACAATCACTCCAACTTAAATATTCTGGTTCTTTATTGTTTTCTCTATCGAGAATCATCATCCCACGATCGTCATCCCATGCATCTGCATAGTTGTGTGGGAATGCATTACCAATGTAATGTACTTTACCTTGTTTTTGTCGTTTGTGGAAATGTCCACTAAACACATATTCTTGATTTACAAAATGTTCACTCTTTAGTTCCCCATGATCAGGCATTTGTACCATAGCGTTCATATAAAAACTAGGAAGTTCAAAGTGACCAAACATATACTTTGTTTTAATGTCCTTCATCTTCTTCCATTCGTCTCCTACTAACCAAGGGACTAGTGCAACATCTTCTTCTTGATATATTTCATCAATAAAAGTAATACCAGGAATGTATGTAGCAAATGCAGTTGAGTTTACATCACGCTTATCTTTATAATACAAGTCGTGATTACCATCAAAGAAGTAGAACTTTTCAAATGAACTACCTAATTTTTCCATACAACGTATTGTTGCATCCATGGTTGTAAGATTTAAACTGTTTCTATTATGATGCCAGTCGCCACAAAAGATACCTGTTTCACAGTTATTGGCCTTTGCTTGTTCAATGAACCAATCTACGAAACGTTCGCAATCATCGTTATGTACTTTACTATTGCCTTTTAGGCCAAGATGAATGTCAGTAAAGACAGCCGCTTTTTTAAACACTTATACTCACTCCTGTTTTCTATATTATTATACGTTAAAAACCATACATTGTCAAGTGTTTATTTTTTTAGCGTTTGCTTCTGCTTCTCGCTTCTGTTGGGCTTCCCATTCACCAGAATGTTGTCTAGTATATGAAGGATTCATATTATTCATCTCTAAAATGTCATCTCTAATGTTTTGATTACGTTTTTCTAAGTTAATAACACGTACAAACGAGTTTGTAACTGCCGCAGTATAGTAAGCAAATGGGTTTTGCGACTTAGATTCGTCAAATTGTAATCCAATTTGTGCTAATTGCAGTATTGCTTGTCCGCGCATCTCGTCATTGTAAGTGTATCCACGTACATTTCCTCGTGTTGCATATCGATCACAAAGTTTCATCCACATCATAGCAAGTTTATTAGTTGCTTTTCCGTGTCCTTTGTTAAAACATCCGTTTTCTAACCCACCTTCCCAGTGTGATTTGCCTACACAAACTAATTCACCGTGCTCATTAAACTTATAATGCTGAAACGGTGGAAAATTAAGTTTTGTCTTTGTATCTGCTATAGTTTTAGGATTTTTCTTTCTTCCGGGCTCTTCTGGAATGTGGTCAAATGACATAATTCGAAAAATTAACTCTTCTTTTGTAATTTTTCGGTAATCAACTTCACATTCTGCTTGTTTAATCTTCTCTCCAGCCAGTTTTCTTGTTTCAAAGGCTAATTGACTTTGTTTTTTTGCTTTATTTCGCTTTGCTTCAGCAATAGTACGTATGTTAATTTTTTCTATACTAGGTAAAATTATATCAAACATACCATATTCGTCAGCAACATAACTACAAAACGTACTTTTAGATTTGTGTATCTCTTTTAAGATATCTTTATTGTTTAGGTAATTTACTTTTCTCATTAGGTCTCCAATTATTCAAATGTTACATACATTATAATATACGTAGTTAAAAAAGTCAACTAAATAATACTATAAAGTTTAACGGAGTAATTTATGACAACATTTCGCGATCAAGATCCAAATTCGCCCGGTGTGCAACTATCCCAATCTATTGGGGCTACAGTACAAAGTGTGACTAAACAAGTAAAAAAACGTGTTAACCAGTATCGTTCGGGTATTGAAGAAATTGTTGCTCGTCGTAGCGTTAACATACCAAAAGATGCTGTACCAAAAAACCGAACAACAACAGATGCAAAGATTATAGACAGTGCAGGTGATAATGATTGGCGTGTTAGTATTAGTATTCCTCCAGTTATTGGTGAATTAGATTCTAGTTTAATGGCTCCGCTAGTAAATTCAGGCAACAGATTAATATTTCCGTTTACTCCGTCAGTAATATTTTCGCATCAGGCGTCATATAGTTCAATGCAACCTGTACATAGTAATTATCCTTTTTACAATTACCAGAACTCCGCTGTGGATGCTATAGTAGTATCGGGTGATTTTTTTATTGAAACCAATGAAGATGCAGAATACTGGGTCGCGGCAGTAACTTACTTGCGTACATTAACAAAAATGTTTTATGGAGATAACGGAGCGAACACAGGTAATCCACCACCAATTGTAAAATTTAATGGATACGGAGAATATGTGTTTAAAAATGTTCCTTGTGTTGTAACAAGTTTTAACGTTGATATGCCACAAGATGTTGATTACTTAAAAACAAATATTGCAGGCGGTGATGTTGGAACTAATGAAAGTGAACCAGGAACTTGGGTACCTGCACAAAGTTTAATAGCAGTAACACTACAGCCTATTTACAGTAGACAACATGTTGAACAATTTAATCTTAATGATTTTGTTAGTGGTAATTTAATTAGCACGAGAGGATTTTTATAATGACTGTTTCATATACAAGTTCCAGTCCATGGAAAAATACAAAAGTTGTAGATAATAGATATTTAGGAACATTCCAAATACGACCGGTTCCGTCAGAACCAGATGATTTTTTATATACAGTTGAAACACAATATACACATAGGCCTGATTTATTAGCACATGATGTTTATGGTAGTAGTAAATTATGGTGGGTATTTGCTCAAAGAAATATGGATGTAATAAAAGACCCTGTGTTTGATATGGTAGCAGGAGTACAAATATTTCTACCAAAAGGTCCTACACTTAAAAATGTATTAGGAGTTTAAATTGAGTTTTAAAGCACTCTTTAATCAAGTATCAAATAAAATCGAAAATATTGTCGATAAAGTTCCTGACCTTGCAGGAGATCTAAAAAATAGTATTGACAAAACAACATCTATATTTAAAGCAGAAGCATTAAGTTCAGTAGGATCAACAGTATCAGGACTGGCAGGTAGTTTTAAAGATGGCGATCTTTTTGCGGCAATGGATCCTAAGCAATTTAAAAGTAACTTAGATGCAAAACCAGGACCAATTGGATATACAACTAAAGTTGGAACACTTGTTCCAGGCGAGTCACAACCGCCGTGGCCCAATGAACTAGAAGATTTTGCTAGTATGAATACTATTATTACTTTAGCATGTTTAAGTCATGAACAAATTAATGACCCTGATAATACATATCGAAAAACAGGGTTAACAAATATTGTTTGTCAAAGTGGAGGCGGAGCCGGCACCAGAAAAAATAAAACACAAGTTGAAATTGCTTTAGGCAATAACGTAGAATTTTTTATTGACAATTTTGAAATTAGTGTAAATGCTGTTCCTAGTCTTTCTTATGGAATGAATAGTAATGTAACAAAATTAACATTTGAAGTGCTAGAACCATATAGCATGGGATTATTTTGGCAAGCATTATCAGTTGCCGCGGCAAAAGCAGGATTCGTAGATTATACAACAGCATGTTTTGCTCTCCAAATAGATTTTAAAGGTTGGGACGTAGATGGAAACCAAGTTGAAGTTCCGTATGCTAGACGTTTCTTTCCTATCAAACTTACTAATTCAACTTTTGCAGTAAATGAAGGCGGCTCAACATATATGGTTGAAGCAATAGCATGGAATGAACGTGCATTATCAGATAGTGTGCAACAAATCAAAACGGATATAGCAATTAAAGGAAGAACTGTAAAAGAAATTTTACAATCAGGTGCCCAAAGTGTAACATCAGTTATGAACAACCGTTTATTAGAAATGCAAGAAGCAAATCAAGTAAATGTTGCAGACCAATTTGTTATAATATTCCCTAATGATCGAGCATCAACAGCAGGAGCAACAGCAAATGAGTCTACAAATAATACTGCTACTATATCTCCAGGATACGGACCTGACGAAGGATTTGTTAATCCAGATCCAGTAACAGGAGGCGCAGTTTCAGGAGCAGGCTTAGAAAATTTTTGGCAAAGCCAAGGCGGACAAGGAGATGTTCCCCAAAACTTTGATGAATATCTTAATACAATGTCAGGAAATGTTAAACAAGCCAGCGGCTTAGATTTTGCTATTAAAAAATATGCGGCTAGTAATTTTAGCAATAATGAAATAGGAAAATCAAAAATGATTGATAGTCCGTTTGAAGGCGGAACTCAACCTATGCCAGATCCTGCTTATGTAAGAGGAACTTCTTTAGATGCTTATGCCGCTCAAGTACAACAAAATCAAGCAGATAATGTTGCAAGAGAAAAAACAGCACAACAAGCAAAAACTGATGACTTTGAAAAAAGATTTCCAGTCTTTTCTAGAGCAAATAAAAACATGAGACTTGATGGTGGTATTAGAACTTATACTTTTACAGCCGGAACACGATTACAAGAAATTATTGAAGAAGTTTTAATAACAAGTATGTATGGTAGAGAATTGGCTACACAACTTGACGACCTTAAACAAAACGGCGGTATGATTAAATGGTACAAAGTAGAAACAGATGAATATGTTGTACCAAATAATAGTGAAATTGCTAGAACAGGTAAAGTTCCAACAGTGCATGTTTACAGAATTGTTCCTTATTTTGTACATCACAGTTTATTTAAAGCACCAACAACAGCAAGCCAAGGTATTTCAGAACTAAAAGCAGAAGCCGCAAAACAATACAATTATATCTACACTGGAAAAAACAAAGATATACTTGATTTTGAAATTGCATATAATAATAGTTTTATATACCCAGTTACAGCAGATAGAGGTTCGTCAACTGCCGCCCAAACAACTGGCGCCGCAGGAACACAGACAGCATTGCCACCAGAGCCGGCACTAGTAACAAATGACACACAAGGTAGTTTAGCCGCAGGTGAAGGCGCACAAAAACAATCTGAAGCCGTTAATACAAGTTCAGGAAATGCAGGAGGCTCGGGATTTGACAATAGTGAAATTGGTATTGCTAGAATGTTTAATGATAGATTATTAAATTCAAGAGTGGATATGGTAACAGTCAATATGACAATTATGGGTGATCCATTTTATCTAGCAGATGACGGAGTTGGAAACTTCCACGGCAAAGAAACTCCTTATACTAATATGATGGAGGACGGGCAAGCAAATTTTAGTAATGGCGAGTTGCATATTAACATTTTATTTAGAACACCTGTAGATATTAATGCTGACAAAGGTGACTATACATTTCCAGAAGAATTAATAGTAGTTGATACTTTTAGCGGATTGTATAGAGTGAATACAATAGTCCACTCGATTAGTGGAAACCAGTATACAACTAAACTACAAATGAATCGAATGCAAGGACAAGATAATCAATCACAGACACAAAATCTTGGCGCTCTTATTAAAACAGATAAACCTGGCGAAGCAATGAATGAAAAAGCAGTTGCTTATGCACAAAAAGTTTCAGACGCGGCTATTGTAACAGGTGCAACTGAAAACTTAGAAGCATACAAAAAAGAACTTGCCGCTCTATTAGGCGGATATCAAGGACTTGATGAAATTATTAGAAAGCAAGCCTCGTCGTTAGGATTACCTGCACTCGATGCTTTTGGTAACATTGGTGCTTCACTAGCAGAAATACAAAACCAAATAGGTCAGGCTGATCTAGGAAAAATAGGTACAGAATTTAAAAACTTACAAAGTGCCGCAACAAACTTTGCTAATCAAACATTAAGTCAAGTAAATTTAAGCGGTACAGATGTTTTAGGAAAATTTGGCACTAACTTAACAGGTAATATAGGCAATAATGCACTTCTACAAAACGTTTCATCAGGCGCAGTTGGACAAACAGTAGCAAACGTTAAAGCACAAATTCCAAATGCTGTAGAACAAGCCGCTTCTGCTAATGTAGAAAAACTAGCCGCGTTAAATACTACGTTGACAAACAGTTATAGAGGACCTCGTTAAAAATGCCAGTATCAGATATTCGCAGAAATAGACCAAGGCCAACACAACAAACAGGTCCGTTTGAAGCAATAATCGTAAACAACTTAGATACAAAGTACATGGGTACTTTGCAAGTCGAATTATTAAAAACTACAGCATCAGGTAACCAACCAGAGCGTTCAGGACAAGTATTTGAAGCAAGTTACTTGAGTCCTTTTTATGGAGTAACGCCAGTCAATTCTGCAAGCAAAAATGAAGGTTACAGACACTCTCAACAAAGTTATGGATTTTGGGCAGTACCGCCTGATGTAGGAACTAGAGTACTTGTAATTTTTGTTGAAGGTAATGCAAGTAAATGTTATTGGATAGGATGTGTGCAAGATGAATTTATGAACTTTATGGTTCCTGGATTAGCATCAACCTCTTTATTAAAAGACTTTAATAAAAAAGCACCTGCTGTAGAATATAATAAACTTACAACAACAAATCCAAGTAACGAACCAACATCACACAGAAAATCTGCACATTTAGATTTACTAAAAAATTATGTTACCTCTGGATTAAGTGATGATGAAACTAGAGGACTTACTAGTTCAAGTGCAAGGCGCGAATTACCTAGTGCAGTATTTGGATGGAGTACTCCTGGACCATTAGATAAGCGTGAAGGTGCACCTAGGGCACCAATAGGATATAGAGGCAATAAGATTGATCACCCAAAAAGTAGATTAGGTGGATCTAGTTTTGTAATGGATGACGGCGATGATAAATTTTTAAGAAAAGGTCATCCTAAAGATACTCCAATGGAGTACGCTAATATTGAAGCACAAGAAGAAGGTGGAGATGTTACTAGGCCGCATAACGAATTATTTCGTATGCGTACAAGAACAGGCCATCAGATCTTAATGCACAATACAGAAGATTTAATTTACATAGCAAATGCAAGAGGTACTAGTTGGATTGAAATGACTAGTAACGGTAAAGTTGATATTTACGGTGCTGATAGTATAAGTGTACACTCACAACAAGATTTAAATTTTACAGCAGACAGAGATATAAACTTAAACGCAGGTCAAGATGTAAACATAGTTGCAAATAAAATTAGAACAAGTTCACATGATAGCACTAGTATGATTACTGGTACACAGTTTAGTTTAAACTCGGGCAAAGATATTAACCTTAACACTAATGAAGATTTAATTTTATATGCAAATCAAAACGGTATGATGGTTGCTGTAGAAAAACAAAACATTTCATCAGGTGATCAACTTTCATTAGGCAGTACAACAGGTATAGGTATTGAGGGACACAATGAAGTAAAAATTACTACTGACGGAAACTACCATATGAAAGCATTAGGTAGTAGTTATATAAGTGCCGGCGCAGAAATACATCAAACAAGTACATTGAAAACTACAATGCAATCTGGAAATATATTAGATTTAAAAGCAGTTGGTAACTTGCGTATAAGAACTGATGCAGAAGGTGGCTTGACTACTGGTGGCGCATTAAAAATTTACAGTGAAGGCAACAATATTGATATACAAGGAACAGCACCAATTGCGCCTACAGCACCAACCGAAGCAGTTATACCGCCAGCACCGTTTATTGTAGATCCTACACCACCAGAAATTGCACTTAAAGCAAGTCGTGTTCCACAACACGAGCCTTGGTTTGAACATGAACATTATGACCCATTAAAATATACACCAGATTTAACTAGAGCAGGAGTTGACCCTCCAGAAACATATCCACCAAGTACTCCGGATACGTTTAATAGAACACCAGGCGGAACAGTAGTTGGTAGTGGTAATCAGCCTAATGCTTACAATACAAGTGGTGCTCCAGAAGGTAGTGCAAGATTTGATCCTATTGCGGCGGCAACAATTCGACCTGATCCTCCAGCAGTAAAAACTACAAAACAAGAACTATCAAGATTATTTGCAAGTGCATTGTTTGCTGAAGGATTTACAGAAGAACAAGTTTATGCGGCTATTGCAACAGCAGAAACTGAATCAGGATTAACATTAGGTACTGAAAAAAGTTATAGCGGAACTAGCAACGAGCGTATACGTTCAATCTTTAGTAATGCTAGATCAGTTAGTGATGCAGAACTTACAGAAATTAAAAAAGATAAAGCAACATTTTTTGAACTTGTTTACGGTTATACAAGTAAAATTGGTCCTGGTATGGGTAATACAAGAGCAGGCGATGGCGGTAAGTATATTGGCCGCGGACTAATTCAGTTAACAGGTAAAGCAAACTATCAAAGATATGGTAAAGCGGCAGGACTTGTAAAACAAGAATTAGTAGATGTAGAATTAAATCCATTTGGTGTAGAAATTGTAGATGATCCTACTATTTTAATTACAGACGTTGCTAAATCAGTTAAAGTTACAGCGGCATATCTAAAAGAGCGTTACAAAGATTTTGGCAGAGGAACTCTTGGTAACTTTAGATTTGCTATTGCAGGAACTGAAAGAGGATACGAATTAGGATTTCCTAAAGACCAAGGATACTTACAAGCCAAAGTATTAACTAGCGGTAGGTATGATCCAGACTGGATTAGAGATCCAGACAATAGAGTTCTTGTTGCAGGCGTAGATCAAAACGATCCAAGGAATGGAGTAGTATAATGGGACAAGTAATTATTCCACTAACACCTACAGTTAACCCAGCAGAAGTTGCTGATAACTCTGATTGGAATGAATCAATAGAGTCAAATAGATTTCCAGATGGGCAATTTGATTTAGAAGGAGATTATCCAAGATCTGGACCCGGCCAACAAGCCGGCAATGGTGGATATGTAAATCCGTCAAACTTACCTGCATTAGATCCAAACATTACACCTGGACCATTACCTGAAGGTCCTGGCTGGGAAAAATTAGATGCATTATTAGCAAATGTTCTCACACAGGATTGGAGAGAACGTGGTAGAGAAGGCAATCCAAGAATATTAGAATGTTACAAAGTTTGTGGCAATGCATATACTAGAGACAGTAGTTCTATGTCCTATGCATGGTGTGCGGCTTTTGTAAGTTGGGCGTTATTTACAGCAGGTGTTCCAACACTACAAACTATGAGTAGTCAAGGTTGGTATAATTGGGGCAGTGAAGTAGACTGGCGAGACACAGCAAATATTAGAAAATGGGACGTTGTAATTTTTAAATCAAAAAAACGTTCTGGAGGACATATTGGATTTGTACAAGAAATTACTTCAAACGGTGTTATAAAAGTATTAGGCGGAAACCAGGGCGATAATGCTAAAGTTTCTAATTATCAATTTAACAGTAAAAGTCAATACGTAAAAAGTGTAAAACGTAATTGGAGCCTACCAGCAGAAGCCGATGTACCTATTGATGGTACTAGTCCAGCAACACCAGGAACGGATTCAACAGTATAATGCCATTAATAGCAAGAGAAACAGACACAGTAGATACAGGACATGGTTGTACGAGTGAAACTACACTAGATGCTCCTGGTCAAACGTTTGTAAAAATACAAGGTGAGTATGTTGCTAGATTAGGTGACCCAACAGTATCACATACACACAATCCACCTTTATGTCCTAGTCATACAGAATATATTAACGGATCAAGTGCAGTAGTAAAAGTTTGCGGCATTTTAGTAGGTAGAGTAGATGATGGATGTGATGCAGGAAAAATAACTAGTGGAGCATCAGCAGTAAACGTAGGAGCATAAATATTATTATGAGTACTTTAGAGAAAAAATTATACGATAGAATTGCAGTCAAGCCATCACAAAAGCAAAAGCCTGTGGTTACTAGTAAAGCATACAGGGGGCTGTCTACAGTCAATCCTGAGAATACCTCTAGTACATTATATGATTTAGCACTTATCAAGCAAGATTTACTTAATCATTTTCATATACGTCAAGGTGAAAAATTAATGAATCCTGCTTTTGGCACTATTATTTGGGATGCCTTATTTGAACCATTTACAGATGATTTAAAACAAGCAATCGCAGAAAATGTTACAACTATTGTTAATTATGATCCTCGTGTGCAAGCAGAAGATATTAGAGTTACAAGTTATGAAAGCGGTATCCAAATTGAAATGGAATTAACATACTTGCCATATAATATATCAGAAAAACTTAGACTAGACTTTGATGAAAAAGCCGGACTAACAGCATAAAGTATATCCTTTATAAAATACGCACTTATCTAATCTTAATAAATACATGTGTTACAAATAAGGAATGAAATATGTCATCTACCGACCGACAAAATAGACTGCTAGTAGCAGAAGATTGGAAGCGTATATACCAGTCTTATCGTAATGCTGATTTTCAAAGTTACGATTTCGACAATTTACGTAGAACAATGATAAACTACCTAAGGACTAATTATCCTGAGGATTTTAACGATTACATTGAATCAAGTGAATATCTAGCACTAATAGATCTTATTGCATTTTTAGGTCAAAATATATCATTCCGTATAGACTTAAATGCACGTGAAAACTTCTTAGAACTTGCAGAACGTAGAGAGTCGGTACTACGTTTAGCACGTTTGCTTTCCTATAACCCAAAGCGTAATCAAGCGGCACAAGGATTATTAAAAATTACATCAGTAAACACTACTGAAGATGTAATAGATTCAAATAATTTTAATTTGGCTGGCCAACAAATTCAGTGGAACGATCCAAGTAACCCACAATGGTACGAGCAATTTATTAAAGTAATGAATGCCGCACTACCAACAAATGGTACTTTTGGTAAACCTGCTAAAAAAGCAACAGTAAACAGTATACCACATGAACAATATAGATTCAACGGACTTAACACTGATATTCCTAAGTATGCATTTAGTAAAACTGTTGAAGGACAAAGTTTACCATTTGAAATTGTAAGTTCAGATATTAATGACAATGCACTTGAAGAAGAAATTCCTATCGTTGGTAACAGTTTTGCATGTTTGTATAAAAATGACGGTCAAGGACCAGCAAGTACAAACACAGGATTTTTTGCTACTTTTAAACAAGGTGCGTTAGATGAAGGTCAATTCAGTGTACAAAACCCAAGTAGTAATCAAAAAATTGATATTGACGCAACTGATATTAACGACAAAGATGTTTGGCTATTTAAACTAGACGAACAAGGACGTGAAGTTGAATACTGGACTAAAGTAGATTCAGTTGAAGGTAACAATGTTATCTATAATAGTTTAAACAAAAATATAAGAAATTTATATTCTGTGTTAACTAGAGTGCAAGACAGGATTAGTTTAATTTTTAGTGATGGCGTTTTTGGTAATTTGCCACAAGGTAGATTTAAAGTAGTATATCGTACAAGTGCAAATAAACGTTATACAGTTAAACCTAGTGAAATGTCAAACATACAAATTACTATACCTTATCTAAGTGAAGTTGGTGTTCCAGAAACACTTAGCATAACACTGCAATTAAAGTATACAATTTCAAATAGTAGTATAAGTGAATCTAATGAAAGCATTAAAGCAAATGCTCCTTCAACTTACTATACACAAAATAGAATGGTTACAGCAGAAGATTATAATGTTGCACCATTAGCAGTAAGTCAAGAGATAGTAAAAGTAAAAACAGTTAATAGAAACGCAAGCGGAATAAGCAGATATTTTGATTTAATTGATTCTACAGGAAAATATTCAAGTACTAATTTGTTTGGAAACGATGGTATAATTTATAAACAAACTACAAATTTGAAAACAAGTTTTAACTTTGTAACTACAACAGATATTGAAAGTGCAATTACAAATACTATTGAACCCATTATACGTGAAAGAAAAGTATATAATTATTATCTAGAAAACTTTACAAAAATTCTTGCTTCTGATTTAGGTGTTTCATGGGTAAGTTCTACTCAAGATACAAATAGAAGTACAGGTTATATTAATGACGATAATGATACTAAATTTAAACTAGGATCGTTTACAGCAAATAATTTAAGATTTATTCAATCAGGAACACTTGTCAAATTTGTTGCTCCAACAGGCTATCATTTTATGACTACTGATAAAAATAAGTTAATGACAGGACCTGCAAATCATCCAGGAGCAGTTGAATATATTTGGACTAAAGTTGTTAGTGTAACTGGAGACGGTACAGTAGTTGGATCAACAGGACTAGGTCCAGTTGTATTAAATGATTTGATTCCATCACAGGCAGTATTAACAGAAGTAAGACCAAAACTTGCAAATGTAATTACAGATGCAGTTAAAACACAAATTGTTGATCAGGCGTTTGCAACAAATACATTTGGTTTAAGATATGATGTTGAAACACAACAGTGGAGAATTATTACTGAAGCAAATCTTGATAGCATATCAAATTTTAGTACAGGTAAAACAGGCGATTCAAGTAATCAAAACTTAGATGCAAGTTGGTTATTGTATTTTAAAACTGATGGTGAACGCTACGATATTACATATAGAACAATGAGATATGTTTTTGAAAGCGACAAAGAAATTAAATTTTATTATGATAGCACAGACAAAATTTTTGATAATAAAACAGGAAGAATTATTAAAGATAAAATCGAAGTATTAAATGTTAATAATAAACCAGATGTAGCAAATCCGTTTACTGTAAGTTATGATTGGGAAATTATTAAAGAATATAGAGATTCAGAAGGGTACGTTGATAGTAAACGTATTGAAATTAGTTTCTTTGATGTAGACGATGACGGAGTAATTGATAATCCACAAGGATTTATAGATATTGTTGATGAAGCAACAAACCCTGAAACAAAATATATCTTTCAAAAGAAATATACAACTAATGACGGAGTAGAAGACTTTAGATTTATTGATAATTCAATTGAAGGAATTCAAGTTAAAATAAACTCAGGTGCTATTGGAGCATACAGTCAGTATACAGCAGGACAAGTATTCTTTACTATGGATACTGAATTGTTTTATCAACTAGATACTACAAAGAAAAACATTAATATTATTAAAGATTATAGAGGATATATTGGGCGTTCTGGATTGAAGTTTAGATATTTACATAGTGCAGATTATAATCAAAGAATAGATCCAGCGGCAAGTAATATTATGGATTCGTACCTTCTTACTCGTACATACGATATTCAATATAGACAATATTTACAAGGTGATTTACAAACAGAACCATTACCACCAAGTAGTGATAGTATGTACCGTTTATACGGAACTGAACTTAATAAGATTAAGTCAATTAGTGATGAAATAATTTATCATCCAGTTAAGTATAAGTCATTGTTTGGAAGAACAGCGGAGACTAGTTTGCAAGCAACATTTAAAGTAGTAACTAACCCAGACGTAGTTACAAACACTAACGATATTAAATCAAGAATAGTTGAAGCAATCAACATTTATTTCAATTTAGATAATTGGGAATTTGGTGAAAGTTTTTACTTTAGTGAATTATCAACTTTTATTATGAATCAAATGACTCCTGATATTGTTAGTATTGTTATTGTACCAAATGAGCAAAGTCAGTCATTTGGTAGTTTGTATGAAATAAAATCAGAATCAAATGAAATTTTTATTAGTTCTGCAACAGTTGAAAACGTTGAAATTATAGATGCTATTACAGCAAGTAGATTGAGAGCAACAGGCAATGTTATTACAGCAAGCCAAGAAACAACTAACGCAGGGGTTACAAGTTCATTATCTAATACAACAAATACAACAACTGCAACAAATACAACAACTACTACAACAGCAAGTAATAATACATCAAGTAGTTCAGGATCAAGTAGCGGAGGATATAGTTACTAATGGCATACGATGACAACCAAAAAGAGAGTCCATTACCGGTTGGAGACGATAACGATAAGTTTGCTTCAAATAATCTATTACCTAAATACTTTCGTACAAAAAAGAATAAAAAGTTTTTAGATGCTACACTTGACCAAGTATTGCAACCAGGTACAGCACAAAAACTAAACGGGTACTATGGTAGACGTACAGCAAAGTCTTATAGAAATACTGACAACTATGTTGGCGATACTTCTACCACTAGAGAATCTTATCAATTAGAACCATCAGTTGTTGCAAAAGACCTTTATGATAACGTAACATTTTATAAAGATTACAATGATTATGTTAATCAAATAAAAGCATTTGGCGGAAACACTGACAATCATGATTTACTTAATGGTGCAGAATATTATTCTTGGAACCCAAATTTAAACTGGGACAAGTTAACTAATTTTCGTGAATACTTTTGGTTGCCAAACGGCCCATCAACAATAAATGTTGCAGGACAAAGTATAGATGTAACAAGCACCTACACAGTTACAAGTATACAAAACGGCAATAATGTTTCTTATGTAATAAACGGAAACCTTGAACAAAATCCTACAATAGAATTGTACAAAGGACAAACTTATACTTTTGATGTAAGTGCTCCTGACATGCCGTTTACAATACGAACTGAACGAAGTCTTGATGCTAACACTATTTTTGAAACTGGTATTAGTAATGATAATATTGAAGAAGGAATACTTACATTTACTGTACCCTTTAACGCTCCAGCAAGATTATATTATCAGAACAGTAACAATATTAATACTGGCGGCGTTATTCGAATTGCAGAAGTTGATGAAGCAACAGCAATTAATGTAGAACAAGAAATTATTGGAAAGTCCCAATACACTACTTCAAAAGGAGTAGAACTCCTAAATGGTATGAAGTTAAGTTTTATAGGTGAAGTTACACCTGCAAAATATGAAACTGGATATTGGATAGTTGAAGGTGTAGGCACTAATATAAGTTTAGTTAATACAGATGAGTTGATGATATCTTTAGCGTATTCTCAAGATAAACCCATTGCATTTGATAGTGATAACTTTGATAGTTTGCCATTTGGTAATGCGGCATCATATAGTGAAACAAAAGATTATATTGTAGTAAACAGAGATTCCCCTGATAAAAATGCTTGGGCAAGAAACAACAAATGGTATCATAAATCAGTAATTGAAAAAAGTGCTGAAATAAATGGTGATGTTGTTAAAATAGATCAGTCACAAAGAGCCAAGCGTCCAATTCTTGAATTTGATAGTGGTATTAAATTATATAATTTTGGTACAGAAAAAAAACAAGACGTTGACTTAGTTGATACATTTACAACTGATATATTTTCAACTGTAGAAGGTGCAGTTGGATTTAATGTTGACGGAGAAAATATTACTGACGGTATGCGTATTTTGTTTACTGCTGATAACGATATTAGAGTAAATGGTAAAATTTATAAAGTAAAATTTATCAAACATAATAGTACTGTAAGTCAAATTGCTTTAATTGAAGAACTTGATGCAACCCCGCAAACAAATGAAGTAGTACTAGTTAAAAAAGGTATTGAAAATGCTGGTAAGCATTATTACTTTAACGGCACTAAATGGATGCTTGGACAATTAAAAACTAAAGTAAACCAGCAACCATTGTTTGATATGTTTGACGCTGACGGTATTAGTTATTCAGATACTAACACGTATAACACATCTACGTTTAAAGGTAACAAAATTTTTAGTTATAAAGTTGGTACAGGAAATAATGATACCGAATTAGGGTTTCCATTAACTTATCGAGCATTAATTAATGTAGGCGATATTACTTTTAACTTTGATATGTTAACAGAAAACTTTACACACCAAAGTTTAACAGACACATTTACTACTAATACTGAACTAGGATTTTTACGAAAGTATACGTCATTAAATGCATTCACTTATAAAAATGGATGGGAAAAAGCAAAAGATTTATCAACCCAAAAAGTAATTAGACAGTACAGTGTTTCTAATGAAACTAGCCAATTTGAAATTGACATGTATGATCAGGCTGGCGATTTAAATGACTTAAAAGTTACTGTATTTTTAAACAACAATCATTATTATGATTATACACTTTTAAGACAAGACGGAAGAGCATTTATAGTATGCAATAGTCCGTTAACTACAGGTGATAATATTGTTCTAAAAACTAAGTCGGCAACTAAGAAAAATGACAACGGTTACTACGAATTTCCAATTAATCTAGAACACAATCCAAACAATGTAAACTTAACTACTTTTACATTAGGTGAAGTAAATGATCATGTGTTTAGTATGATTGAAGATTTAGATGCATTTAGTGGTGTATTTCCAGGAAACAGTAACCTAGCAAATTTAGGTAATATTAATACTGTTGGTAAAAAGTTTGTACAACATTCAGGACCAATTAATAATCCTCTTTATCATATTACTACCAAAGAAGCAAATGTAATTAAAGCAATCGATTTTGCTAAAGAAGAATTTAGAACTTTTAAAAGATCGTTTTTACAAGTAGCAGAAAATTTAGGGTTCGACGGTCAAATTAAAGAACATGTTGATAGAATTTTAAAAGAAGTATTAAAAGACAAAACAACAACAGACCCGTATTATTTTAGTGATATGGTTCCTTTTTTAGGAAATAAAAGATTAGAGTTTACAGTTTACGATACTGAAAATACTTTCTTTAGTTTAAGTCAAACATTTAATAAAACACAATTAAGTAATAAAGCAGTAACAATTTATCAAAACGGAACACAGTTAGTACACGGTGAAGATTATACATTTAATACTGATGGATTTGCTGTAATTACAGCAACCAAAACAGATGGTGATAAAATTGAAATTTTTGAATATGAAAGTACTGACGGTTGTTACGTACCAAGTACACCTAGTAAGTTAGGATTATATCCTTCTTACGTTCCAAAAATTTATGAAGATAATACTTACAGAACTCCTACAATGATTATAAGAGGACACGACGGAAGTAAAACGATTGCATTTAATGATTATCGAGATAATTTAATTTTAGATCTTGAACGTAGAATATACAATAATATTAAAAGTGTATATGATCCTACTAAAATTGACATACATGATTTTATTCCAGGAAAGTATAGAAATACTAAATTTGATCTAAACAGTATTAATCATGTTTTACTAAGTGACTTTGTTAAGTGGAGCGAAAGTTTAGGCGGACTAGATTATACATCAAATACATTCTATAATTTAACTGATAGTTTCACTTATAACTATTCTTATATGTCAGGACCTGCTGGCGAACAATTAACTGGCTTTTGGCGTTCAGTATATAGACATGCATACGACACTGATTCTCCACATACATCACCGTGGGAAATGTTAGGGTTAACTACAAAACCTGATTGGTGGGAAGCACAGTATGGTGCGGCTCCTTACACTTCAGATAACTTGATCCTTTGGGAAGATTTACAAGAAGGTAAATTAGCAGATCCTAATAACCCTGTAAAATATTTAGACAAGTATAAAAGACCAGGGTTGTTAAATCATATTCCAGTTGACGAAGACGGTAATTTATTAAGTCCGTTACAGTCTAAGTTTGCAAACGAATATATTGCATCGTATACTAAATTAGGATTTAAGTTTGGAGATCATGCTCCTACAGAAAATGCTTGGAGGACTAGTAGTGATTATGCTTTTAGTATTGTTAAATCACAGTTACTAAATCAGCCTGCAAAATATATGTCTCTAGCATGGGATACATCACGAATTAGTAAAAACTTAGCAGGCCAATATGTATATAATGTAACCAATCGTTCAATATCTTTAGCAAGTTTAGTCTTTAGTAATACATATGGGGATACTAAAAGAGTTTTTACAAGTGGATTAGTAGATTATATTATAAACTATACACTAGGCAACAGTGCAATATCAACTAGTGATTATAAAGAACAAGTAAAAAGTTTAAAGTATCAAATAGGTATTAAATTAGGCGGGTTTACTGATCAAGAAAAACTAAAATTTGTTTTAGATAGTAGAACTCCTTTTAATCAAGGTAATGTATTTTTACCTAAAGAAAATTATCAAATATTTCTAAATAAAAGTTCACCAATTGATACAGTTTCATACAGTGGAGTAATTGTAGAAAAGCAATCCTTTGGGTATGTAGTAAAAGGATATGACCGTGCAAATCCAGTATTCAAAATACAAACAGTTAGAAAAAAATCAAATGATCCTGCAATTAATGTTGGCGGAGTAAGTGAATCGTTTATCGAATGGGATACTGATAAAAAATATACTGTAGATAAATTTGTTAGACACCTAAATTCATTTTATAGAGTTACAGTTGAGCATACATCAGGGGACAGTTTTGATCCTGAAAAATTTGTAAAACTAAGCGACTTACCAATGCGCGGTGGCTCTACAGCATTATTTAGAAAAGGGTTTAGTGATAACATAAGCGAAGTTCCATACGGTACAATATATGAAGACGTTCAAGATGTAGTAGACTTCTTGTTAGGTTATGCACAGTATTTACAAACAGCAGGATTTGAATTCAACTATTTTAATACAGATACAGGTGTTGTTGAAGACTGGAAATACAGTGCAAAGGAATTCTTATTTTGGACTACTCAAAACTGGGCGGCAGGAACAATTATTGCTCTAAGTCCAAGTGCTAACCAAATTGAGTTTACTAGAAAATTTGCAGTAGTTGACAATTTATTAGATAATTTTTACGATTATTCAATGCAAGTAAGTGACGGCACTGCACTAGAACAGACATTTACAAGACTTACAAGAGAGGGCAACACGTTTGCTGTTAATCTTTCTAATACTGCTGAAGGAATTTATTATATCCAGTTACCTTTAGTTCAAATAGAACATGTTGCTTTGCTTGATAATATATCAGACTTTAAAGATGTAATTTATTCACCTGCATCAGGATATAGACAAGACCGTGTTAAGGTTTTAGGTTATAGAACTGCTGGATGGGACGGAAGTTTAAATATTCCAGGGTTTGTATTTGACCAGGCAGAAGTTACGGAATGGAAATCCTTTAAAGATTATGCAATCGGCGATACAGTTCGTTATAAAGAATTCTTTTATTCAGCAAAAAATAAAATTGCAGGCGATTTAAACTTTAAAGCAGACGAATGGAATAGACTAGACGGTCGTCCTGAAACAAAACTTCTTACAAACTTTGATTATAGAATTAATCAGTTTACTGATTTTTATGATCTTGATAGTGATAATTTTGATAACGAACAACAACGTTTAGCACAGCATTTAATAGGGTATCAAAAACGTCAGTATTTAGAAAACATTATTAATGATGATGTAAGTCAATATAAATTTTATCAAGGATTCATTCAAGATAAAGGAACTAGAAACAGTGTTGACAAATTATTTGATGCATTAGCAAGTGCTGATAAAGAGTCAGTTGATTTTTATGAAGAATGGGCAGTAAAGAATAGTCAATATGGTGCTACTACTAACTTTGAAGAAATTGAATGGCAGTTAGATGAGTCTAAATTTAAATTGTCTCCTCAGCCAATTGAGTTGGTAGAAACTATACCAGCATCAACAGATTTAATATACAGAATTCCAAATTATGATGTGTTCTTAAAGCCTAACGATTATGATACAAATAAAATTCCTACCAAATATACTAACGACGAATATGTTAAAACTGTAGGATATGTTACAGGTGAAGATGTTAGTAGAGCAGTATTAACAAAAGACGGAATTATAGATTTCAATATAAGTGATGTGAATAAAGATGATTATATTTGGGTTGCTTCAGATAATCAAACATGGAATGTTTTACAACATACTGAAACTGATTTAAGAATAAAAGAAGTAAAGCCTGTAGGTGATGAAATTACACTTACTTTAAACTTTACTGCTAGACAGATTGCTGTAGGCGATATATTTGGTATCACAAACGCAAATACAGCGTCTCTAACTGCTCTTGACGGGTTTTATAAAGTAACTGTTGTACAAGGTAACAAAATAACATTTAAGACTGAAAAACAGGATTGGTTAGAAATTGACGAAACAATTGATATTAGTGGTACAATTACTATTTTTACTACGCAACGTACAGCAACAGTAAATGCCGCAAATACAAACATTACTGCTAATTTAAGTTCTAATGAACTTGTTTGGATAGATGATGACGACAATGGTAAATGGACAGTTCTTAAAAACACACCAGTATATCAAGAACATCAAAAAGTTCAAAGTTCTTTACAACTTGATAGTACACAACACGGTTATGGACATTCAATTAGCGTAAACCGAACTAATACTAAAATGGCAGTAGGTATACCATTTAAAGGTAATGGTGAAGTACACATTTATACAAGACCTAATGATAATACTAATTTTGTGTTAGATCAAATTATTGAAGCACCAACAGACATTGCTGATGCTTATGATGGAAGTACACCAACATCGTCAATGAACTTTGGAGAAAGTGTTGCACTTAGTCCAGATGGAAAATATCTTGTAGTTGGATCACCTCAAGCATCAAATACATTTAGTTTTTACAAAGGCGAATTCCAACAAGGTACACCTTATACAAAAAGTCAAATTGTAAAGTATGGACCAAATTTATATAAAGCAATTCAAAATATTGATCCTGCTACAGGTGCAATCCAGTTTGATAGTTTTGATTCATATCTTAATATAGTTCCAGACAGTGATAGTACATTAATTAATTTGCTACAAGCAGGTGACTATAAAATTAATGATAGGTTAGTTGGTCATATACTTGTAAGAGCACCTTTAGATGCATACGAAGGAAGTACAGTAGGCGACGATATTGTTTTAAAATGGAACAATTATAGTAAGTTAAGTATTCAAGGCAGTTCAACAGATGTGCAACCGTTTGATGGAGAATTTCCTGCAATTGATAATACATTCATTACAGGTACACATAATATTGAATATAAAGTAGACAATGTATTAGTAATTGAAAATTTTGTAAACTTACCACAAATTAATGATACACTTTCAAGTAGTATTGCTAGTGGCACAGTAGTTTATGTAGCAAACAACTTAACAACTTGTACAGTGTACTTGTCAGATGTAAACGGAACGTTTGCATCAACTGGCAGTGTATTTGTTGGCACAGTACGTATTGGAGATTACACTGAAGATTATGTAAGTCTTACAAGCAACTTAGGCGGATATTGGTATATTAATACACCAGCATATACTACAAGTGCTGATAGTTCAAATGTATTTGTTGATCCAGGACACGGTTTAGTTTATCAAGATTTACTTACAACAACAAGTGGCAGAAGTACACCAAACTTTTATTACAATATTACTGACACTAGGCAAGAAGCCATTGCAGACGGCTTATCAGCAAACTTACCATTAAGTTTAAATGACCAAGCATCATTTGCACAAACACTTACATATGAAGGTGACCCAGGCGAAGTATTTGCGTTACAAAGTAGTCCGTTATGGACAGTTAGAGGCGGCAAAACATTTACTGATACTTTATCAAATGGTGATACTTTTTACATGCAAGTTGATAGTATAAGCGGAACTACTAATTTTACTGACACAGTAATGAATGCCGCACTATTTAATAAACAGCATACAGTATATGATCTATGGGACGGATATCTTGATTTAACTTTTGATGAATTTGACCAAGTAAACTTTTTACCGTTTGAGCCTATTGTAGGCGACACTGTAGAAGATACAGTTACAGGTGCTACTGCTGAAATTACTTTTTATAAAAGACAATTTAATACTGTAAGAATTTATGTTAAAAATGTTACAGGAGCATGGAGTAAGGGTGGAAATTATAACCAACCAGCAGATATATTCCGTGTAAGAGGATCAGTTAAACGTAATTTTGCTAGAATTGATGCAGTATCATTAGAAGGCACTCGTTTAGGTAAAATTATTGTTATAGAAGAATCAAGTAACTTTGCAGATGCTACAATTAGTGAACTAACTGATTTTGAATATTGGTTCTATAATAACACTACACTAGCAGGTATTCCAAGAGAGGCTAACATTCCAGCATCTAATAACAGAGATTGGCAGTTAGTCACTAATATTCCTGTATCTAGTGCTAATGGTACACAAGCAAGTGGACTTATACAGGAAGGATTGTTTAGTGTATATGACTTAGATCTACAAGTTAAATTTAAAGTAGAAAATCATTATACTATCCCTGAACGTAAATCATACGCTAAACTTGGTGATGAAGTACAATTTACACAAGAAGGAAATTTATATAGATTAAGTGTTGCATCAAAAGGTGCTGGTACACAAACAAATGCAGGTAGTATACATTTTGTTAAGAATGGCGCTACAACTATAAATGGAGCAATAGAAAGTTATAACTGGCAACTGGACATAGATCCAAATTATAGAGGTACGTTCAGTTCATCAGTATTCTATAAACAAGGAGAGATTGTAGAATATAACGATAGACTTTATAAAGCACTAAGAAATATTGCAAGTGGTGTGTCTTTTATACCACTTGACTGGGAACTAGTAACTGACGGTACAGCACATGTTGGATTTATACCAACATTAGGAACAAATAGAATTATTGGTGAAGAAGTCTTTGATCCAGAGTTTGGTGTAAGAGATTTTGCAAGAAAATTTGATCAAGATTTAGATGGAGATGTGTTAGTTGTAAGTTCGAGGATACAAGGCAATGATAGTTCAGGTGAACGTATTATAGTAGTTTACAGACGATTGCCACAAGGACAAATGACAGTATCTCAAACTATTAAACCTCCATATGAAGACTTATCAACTGGATCATATACTGGATTCGGTGATAGTATTAGTGTAAGTAGTGACGGTGAAATGATTGCTATTGGCGAACCTTACAATGATGATAAGAAAAAAGATCAAGGTAAAGTTTACATCTATACTTTAGTCAATGGCCAGTTTACACTAACACAAGAAGTGTTTAGTCCAAATGGCGAACAGGCAGAAAATTTTGGTGCTTACTTAAATTTTGATGGAAATGCATTATGTGTTACTAGTCTCAACGGCGATATTGAATTGCCAACAACATTTGATAACCGTACAACAGTATTTGATGATGAATTTACAACATTCAAATCAACAGACATGGATAGCGGTGTTATCTTTATGTACGAAAGAATTAATCAGTCGTTACTATTTGCTCAAGAATTTATTATTGACGAACCATTAGCAATCAATTTTGGTAAAAATATTGTTATGAATAATAACCATGTTTACACGTCAATTCCAGAAATGACAGACTTAGTAACATTCCAAGGTATGATTATTGACTTTAGAAAAACTATTGGTTCTAAATCATGGAACACACATAGAAGTCCAATTGATCAAGTAGATATTAATAAAATTAAAGGTGCGTTTTTATATAACATTAAAACTAACACCCTTATTGAAGATTTAGATTTTATTGATCCAGTTCAAGGAAAAATTGCAGGACCAGCAGAACAAGAATTATCTTATAAAACTTATTATGATCCAGCGGCATTTAGTGTTGGCAATGACACTGTTATTATAGACGAAACTAATGCTTGGGGTAGAGAACATGTAGGACAACTATGGTGGGATCTAAGTGCAGTTAAATTTTATAACTACCAACAAAACAATATAACTTACCAAACTAATTTTTGGGGAGAAGTATTTCCAGGTACAAGCGTACAAGTATACGAATGGGTCGAAAGCGATCTAATACCTAGCGAATGGGATAATTTAGCAGATTCAGAACAAGGAATTGCTTCTGGAGTAAGTGGTAAATCTAAATACGGTGACTTTGTATATTCTCAGCGTTTAGTATGGGATCCAATTTCTAAAACTAGCAAGCCGCGTTATTATTATTGGGTAGCAAACAAACGTGTGGTACCTAATGTTACAGGTAGAAGTATTACTTCATACGATGTTACAAGATTAATTGAAGATCCAGTTGGTCAAGGACATAGATTTGTTGGGCTAATGGGTAAAGATAGATATGTGTTATTTAATTGCGAAGGATTAATGAGCGGCGAAAATGTTGCATTTAATTTACGTTACTTTACTCTTGACAATGACACTCAAAATATTCACAATCAGTATCAAATGTTAACACAAGGTATTGGATCAAGTAGACCTAACAGAGATATTGAATTAAAATGGTTTGATAGTATAATTGGTTACGACACACAATTTAGATTAGTTCCAGATCCTAAATTAAGTGCAAAAGCAAAATACGGAATTAGTAATAATCCAAGACAATCGATGTTTATTAATAAGTCAGAAGCATTTAAGCAATTAATTGAAAGAGTAAATGACGTTTTAATAAAAAATATTATTGTTGATGAATTTGATATTAGTGATTTAACTAAGAGTGATCCTGCACCATTTGCAAGTTCACGTGATTATGATGTAAAAATTGATACATTTGAAGATCTTGCTTTTGTTGGTGTTGCTAAAAGAATTACAGCAGTGTTAACTCCTACAATAGTTGACGGTAAAATTACAAGTGTTGAAATTACAAATTCCGGAAGAGGATATGTTGATCCAACATATGTTTCAACAGTGGGCGGAACACGCTTAGGTCCAAAAGTAACTGTATCAGGCATTGGTAGAAATGCCATTGTAGAAACTGAAATTAATGAATTAGGACAAATTACTACAGTTAATATTATTGATCCAGGAGAAGGATACGATGAAAATACAGTGCTTACTACAAGAAACTTTAGTATACTTGTTTCAAGTGATATAAATGTTGCTAATAAATGGTCTTTATATAATTATAACGGTACAACATGGAATAGAACTGTAAGTCAGAGATTTGATACTAACTTATACTGGAATTATGCTGATTGGTATGCAACAGGATACAATGAATTTACTGAAATTAATAATTTAATTGATTTTAGTTACCAACTTACAGCAATTGAAAACGATATTGGTAATACTGTAAAGATTTCTAACGTTGGTTCTGGAGGCTGGTTACTTTTAGAAAAAATTGCAAATAATCCTACAGAAGATTATACACAAAACTATAAAGTAATTGGCAAACAAAGTGCTACTATCCAGTTTAGTGACAAGTTATATAATACACAACTTAACAAAACAGGATTTGATATTGATACATTTGATACAGTATTTTATGATAGTCAGCCTGTAACTGAATCTAGAGTAGTTTTAGAAACAATTCGTGATCATATTTTAATTGATGACTTAGAAACACATTATAACGAATTGTTCATTGCAACTATACGTTATGCATTTAGTGAACAACCAAATATTGATTGGGCATTTAAAACATCATTTATTAAAGCACAACACAATGTTGGTGACCTTGCACAAAAAGTTACATTTAAAAATGATAGTATTGAAAATTATCAAGATTATATAAACGAAGTTAAACCATTTAAAACAAAAATTAGAGAATACGTATCTAATTATGAAAAAACAGATCCTACTAATAGTGTTGTAACAGATTTTGATTTACCGCCGAGATATAACTTTAGTAAATCTAAAATTACAAGTAGTTCAGCAAAAGTTTCTAATAATTTAATTACAAGTGTACCTAATAGTACAAGTTCTTACCCAGATAAGCATTGGTTAGAGAATTTTGGATATGAAATTAAAGAAATTGCAGTAAGTAATGAAGGATCAAGATATACATTACCTCCAATTATTACTATTGAAGGCGGCGGAGGCACAGGTGCAACAGCAAGAGCCTATCTAAATGGTGATAAAGTTTCTAAAATTCAAGTTACTAATTCAGGTAAAGGATATGTTAGTGCTCCGGATGTTGTTTTAAATGGAAGTGTTGAAGATGGCGGCACAATAGCATCTGCTAAAGCAGTTCTTGGCAATGGTAAAGTAAGAGGAACACATATTATATCTAGATTTGATAGAATAAGTGGAAATCCTTATTATTTAGAAGTTGCTAGATCTGAAACGTTTACTGGTGACAATGCAACTTCAGTATATGACTTAAAATGGCCAATGAATTTAAATGGTGCAAAAGTAAAAATATTTATTAGCGGTGTAGAGTTATTAAAAAGTGAATACACAATTTCAAATTTTGAAGATAATATAAAAGGTTATACTAGAAAACGTGGTAGAATAGTATTTCAAGTACCTCCTAAGTTAAATATAGGGTTGACAATTCAATATGAACTTGCACCTGACTTATTAACAGCACAAGATAGAGTTCAAACCTATTACAAACCAATTGATGGTATGATCGGCAAAGACATATCACAACTTATGATGGGTGTTGATTTTGGTGGCGTCGAAGTTAAGAGTTTTGATTTTGCTGGAGCAGGCGGTTTTGAAACAAAAGGCTTCGGAGTTGAACCATATGATATTTACGATACAACTTTTGAAGATATTATTTTTTACTTAGATGGATCGACAGCAGAGTTAACTTGGGAACAACCATTAGAAACAGGTGTTTTATACAATGTATATAAAAACAACGTAAGACTTGATGATGCAAACTATCCAAGTAACCCTACAAATCCAAATGCTGTTATGTCAAGCATTATTGGTGATGGTGCATTAACGTCAATTAACATTCAAAACTTTGGTATAACATCTAAAGATGACGATATCTTTGTTCTTAGAAAAAGTACAAGCGACGGCTCTTTCAAACCAGATCCTGCTAGTTATGATACACAATTAACAGGTGGAGCGTTAAGTTATAGCAATGCAAAAGGTATTGATGCAAGTGAAATCATTGTAGATGGTGATGGATTTATTACTCCTATGACAACAACTGGACCTGAGGAATTAGTTCCAGGTAAAATTAGTGATACAGTTGATATTAAAATTTTCCATAGACCAGATGATGGAACAAGCAACATACAGACACAATTCTTTACAACAGATGGTATACAGCAAACTTTTACAACTGGAGTTCATCCATTTAATAGCGAAGCAGTATTTGTAACATTAGATAATGTACGCACAACAGATTATACAATAAATTATGTAACTGATACACTTACATTTACAACACCTCCAACAGCAGGAAAAGTTTTAAGTATTGTTACTCTTGGTGTTAATGGACAAAAAATTCTTGATATTAATCATCTTACAGCAGATGGAAGTACAAATACGTATACAACTAATATAAAATATCAAGAAGGCGTAAGTCATTATGTTTATTTAAATGGTGTTATTAATTCTTCAACTTTATCCGAAGGATCAAATGGCAATTTTGTTATTACATTTGGATCAGCGCCGCAAGCAGGTAATGACATTCATTATGGTTTATTTTATACAACTGCTACAAACTTTAGTGCAACAAATGTACAAACACTAGTAGGTGACGGTTCAACAACTGTGTTTGATGTTAATCCAGCACTAGTTGGCGGATTACCAACTGCACAAAATGCTATTGTTGAAGTAAACAATAATATACTTGATGCAGGTTACAATGTAGACTTTACAATTACTGATGCGACAATTAGAGAATACCAAATCCAAGAATGGCAATTCTTTAGTAATAGTGTTAGAGGCGAAGATATAGAAGTTTATTTAAACGATCAAATACTTGTTAAAAATATTCAGTACAGATGGGATAGTGCAAATAACAGTGTTAAACTATCAGCAGGAATCGGAGCAGTAGATGACAGACTAGATATATTCTTTAGTATTGACGGTCAATATGCATTTGGGTATGTTGGAACCGGTGCAGATAGTACGACACGATTCCTACAAGACAGAAGTAAAATTTATTTTGATACAGCACCAGGATTAGGAGAATCAATTAGAATTACATCATTTAGTAATCATGATATACAAGATTTTGAACGTATTAAGTATAACTTAGTAAGTCGTGTTCCATTAGTCCCAGGTACAACTAATTATAAAGAGTATATTACCTTCAGTAATGGACTTGTAAAATTAAGACACAAAGCACAAGATTCAGAATATGTTTGGGTTATACTAAATGGTGTAAGACTTGCACCAAATATTGATTATTACGTAACTGAAAATCAAATGTATGTAAAAATTATTCAACAACTTAATCCAAATGATAAAGTTGAGTATATACAATTTGGAGAAGAGCAGTTAACACATCGCTTTGGTTATAGACAATTTAAAGACATACTGAACCGCGTTCACTACAAGAGGCTAGACAATGCGAATAAGTATAAATTAGCACAAGACCTTAATTGGTGGGATACTAGAATTGAACTAGTTGATGCTTCAGATTTACCAGAACCTGGCAAAAAGAAGCAAATACCGGGTGTTGTGTTTATAAACGGTGAAAGAATTGAGTACTACGTGAAGCAAGGAAATAGTTTACGTCAAATACGTAGAGGTACTTTAGGTACTGGTGTAAACGCACTAATTGCTTCAGGAACTGAGGTAAGAGATCAAAGTCCGGGAGAAAATATTCCGTATATGGATCAAACACTTACACAAGTGTTTACAGCAGACGGTACTACAGCATCATATGAATTAGATTTTACTCCTACACAGGGTATAAACGAATTTGAAGTATTTGTTGCTGGACACAGACTTCGTAAAAATGCGATAAGTAGTTATCAAGTAGACACTAAAGACACTAGTGGAAACTTTGTAACTAGATTTATTGCACAAGATAGTGCTGAAGGTGACGTTACATTACCAGTAGATTTCACATTAAATGGAAGTACACTGGAATTAACAGCAACTCCTGAAGCAGATCAGAAGGTTACGGTAATCAGACGTGTGGGTCAAACATGGACAAAAGCAGGTATAAGCCTAGCAGATGAAGAAAATGACATTGCACAGTTTCTTAAAGCAAGAACAACGGAGTTACCTAAATAAATACAGTAGCAGTGAGAGAAAAACATGACAGACAAATTAAATGATAAAAGCGGAGTAGTAGTAAAAGGACATATCAAAATACATGATCCTAAAACGGGTGAAGTGTATGTTGATAAGCGTAATGCTATCCACTATGAAAATATGAGTATTGCTCTTGCAGAAAGCCTTGCAAACCAAGGGCAAGGTACAATATATGAAATGAGTTTTGGTAATGGAGGTACTAGCGTAGATCCAACAGGTATTATTACATACTTAACACCAAACTCAACAGGAACAAATGCAAGTTTGTATAACCAAACATTTACTAAAGTAGTAGATGACAGGAGTACAAGTAATACTGATCCTGTAAGAAACAAAATTGAAACACGTCATGTTAGTGGAACAAATTACACAGATATTGTTGTAACTTGTTTATTAGACTACGGAGAACCAGAAGGGCAAGATGCATTTGATACTGCTACAGATACTACTAACCTTTATGTGTTTGATGAATTAGGTCTTAAAAGTTATAGCCCAGCAGGCACAGGTAGATTAGTTACACATGTTATTTTCCACCCTGTACAAAAAAGTTTAAACAGATTAGTTCAAATTGATTACACAGTACGTGTACAAAGTTTGTCAGGAGTATAATAAATGCCTTATACAATTAATTTTACTGACGTAACAAACAAAGGTAGTGTTACCGTTGAAGATAATGACATAAATCAATCAACAAGTTTAAGTTTTGTTGGTCGTAATACTACAAGTTATGGTGTTGAATTTAATCAAAACTTTTTAAAGTTATTAGAAAATTTTGCAAATTTAACATCTCCATCAAATCCAGTTGAAGGACAATTATGGTACGATAGTACTGCCGGCAATGAACAATTAAAAGTTTATGACGGAACAAATTGGGTAGCAAGTGGTGGATTAAAAAAGGCTACTAGTGAACCGGGTGCATCAAATAGTTTAACAGGTGACCTTTGGGTTGATACTGATAATCAACAATTATATTTGTATACAGGTTCTGGTTGGACTCTTATTGGTCCGGAGTATGCTGGTGGGTTAAGTACTGGTATTAGTCCAGTTACTATACTTGCACAAGACAATATAGAATATACAAGTTTACAAGTTGAAATTGATGCTAAACCAGTTGCAATTATTAGTACACATACATTTACTCCAAGAGCAGAAATTAATGGCTTTAGTCAAATTAATCCCGGAATTAATTTAAGCACAGCAGATATTACTGGATCTGGCGCGGCAAGATTTTATGGACCTGCAGAACAAGCAGAAAACTTAGTTGTTGCTGGAGAAAAAATTGCGGCGGCAAACTTCTTACGTGGTGATGTTGTAAGTACAACAACAAGTCAATTAAAAGTAAACACTGATGATGGTATTATACTTGGTAGCGGAAATCAAGTTGGTTTAGGCGTTGAAGGACAAATTGGAGTTATTAGTCATAACACAAGTGGTGCAAGTTTAGACATACGTGTTAATGACCAAGGTACTACTAAAACAGTTATGCGTGTTGACTCAACAACAAATATTGGTATTAACAACACAGCACCAAGTGAAGCATTAGATGTTACAGGTAATATTAAAGTAAGTCAAGGTGTTACAATCGATGGAACTACTGCAAGTACAAACTTTGGTACAGGTAGTTTAATTGTAAAAGGCGGCGTAGGTGTTGCAGGAGATGTAAACATTGGCGGAACTATTAATATTATTGGTGATACAGAAACTAGAGATATTATTCCTGATATAACTAATACAAGAAATATTGGATCATTAGCAAACAAATATACAGGAATATATGCAACAACTTTTATAGGAAACTTAACCGGTAACGTTACTGGACAAGTAAGCGGTAGAGCAGGTAGTGCAGATAAACTTTCTAGTTCTACAAACTTTACACTAGCAGGCGAAGTTAGTGCGCCGACTATTACATTTGATGGTCAAGCAGGCGGCACTACAAAAACATTCCAAACAACTGTAGCAAACAGTTTTATTAGTAATAAAACATATGCTAATAATGCTGATGCCAGTGACGAATTCTTATTAAACAGAGTACAAGGACAAGTTGGACTTTATAGAATTAGTAGAAGAGATTTATTATCTACAGTACCAGTTAACCCACCAGGTGTAATGATGCCTTATGCAGGTACAACAGCACCGTTGTTTTGGTTACTATGTCACGGACAAGAAGTATTACAAGCAGACTATCAAGCATTATTTGAAATAATTGGATTTACATACAAACAGTCAGGGTTATTAAGTGATCTTGGTGTAGCAAAATTTGCACTACCAGATATGCGTGGTAGAACTGCTATGGGTCTAGATGATATGGGCGGAACAGGTGCAGGTAGAATTACAGGCTTGCAAGGTAGTGAACTTGGTAATAGTGGTGGTCAAGAAACAGTTACAATTCAAAATACTAACTTACCAGATCACGAACACGATTTAGTTGTTGAAGGAACACAGTTCTATGCAATACTAGATGCGGCAAAGGGCGCAAACAGTCCGGTATCATCAATTACATTTGATGCACCAACAGGACAAAATGCAGGGCAGGCTGTAACAACAAGTGGTGGTGTTGCAGGAACAACTGGACAGGCAATGGAAACATTGACACCGTTCATGTCCTTAAATTACATAATTTACACAGGGAAAGTTTAATGGCATATAAAATAAACAAAACAAATGGTGCATTACTAGTAGATTTAATTGACGGTACAGTTGATATTAACAGTACATCATTAACATTAGTTGGTAGAAACTATTCCGGATACGGTGAAGCATTCAACGAAAATTTTGTTAAATTACTTGAAAATTTTAGTAACACTAACTCACCAACTAATCCAATTGCTGGACAATTATGGTGGGATACAGGCGAAGCACGTTTAAAAGTTTATGAGGGAAATGTATTCAAAGCAGTAGGTGGACCATTTGTACAAAAAACACAACCAGGAATGGTTGCTGGTGACTTATGGATAGATAATGTAAATAATCAACTTTACTTTTTTGATGGCACAGATTTAACGTTAGCAGGACCAGTATACAAAGCAGGGCAGGGCGAAACAGGATTTAGAATTGAAAGTATATTAGATACACAGGACAGAAGTAGAACACTTGCTAGTTTGTATTTAGGTAATGGCACTAATGGTACAACAGAAAGAGCCGCAGTAATTAGTAATGTAGAATTTACTCCAGCAGTAGGATATACAATCGCTGGTATTACAGGTAATATCAAAAAAGGTATTAATGTTATTGATAAAACAAACTTTCTTTTTGAAGGTACAGCAGATGCCGCGAAAGCATTAATTAAAGCAGACGGAACAAAAGTCGGTGCAGATAACTTTGTAAGTACTACATCAGATAACGTTGTTACAGGTTCACTTACAGTTAGTAACTCAGCAGGTGTTACTATTGGACCAAATGCTAACCAAGTACAAAGCATAATTGGTAATTCGTTTGTTACTGCTAATCAGCAGTTAGATGAGAATTATGTAATTAGAGTAACAAGTACTGCGGCTGGATCACAGCAAGTAGATGCTGTATTCGTAGACGCGGCAAATAAACGTGTAGGTATTTTTGATAACACACCAGAATATACATTAGATGTTGCAGGTGATATCCGTGTAACAGGAAACTTATTAGTTGAAGGATCTAGTGCAAGTATTGATGTTAGTAACTTAAGAGTTGAAGATAAGCAAATTGAACTTGCTATTACAAACGATAGTACTCTATTAAATGATGCAGGTGTTGATGATGCTGGAATGGTTGTAAGAGTAACAGGTGCAGATAAAAAATGGACTTGGATACAAGCAACAAATAGTTGGACAACTACAGAAAATATTAATGTAACTACAGGCAACGAATATAAAGTTGCAGGAACAACAGTACTTACAAATAATACACTAGGAACTGGTATTGTAAATTCAAGTCTTACAAATGTAGGCACATTAACATCTTTAGATGTAGATAATATTAATTTAAATGGTAGTACTATTTCAGGTACAAGTGGATTAATAGTGTCAGCAGGCGGCGATGTTAATTTTTCAAACAGTAAAATTGCAGGAATAGCACAGCCTACACAAGATACAGACGCGGCAAGTAAAGTATATGTAGATGAACAAATTGCAGGATCTGCAATTTCGTTTAGTATGGATGTTACAGGATTAAACGATACACAAATTGGATTAGTTCTAAATGATCTAGTTCCAGCAGGTACTGTTGCGAACGGTACAACTGCACGTATTCACTGTACAACACTTGGTGGCGCAAGTGTTACAGGTATTGACGTTGCGGCAGTAGCAACTAAATCATTCATAGCGGTAGATGCCGCTGGAGTAGAAAACGAATCAGTATTGCAAGATATTGGATTTACAGCGGCAACAGGTACAGTTACAGTTAGTGTAACTAGAGCGTTGAAGGAATACATCACATCAAGTGGAAGTTGGGCATTTAGTCAAAACTTAACATCTAGTGTGTAAGATAAATATAGTTATAATTAAAGGGTTGAAACATGGCTTATACGATTAACAAATACAGCGGAGCAACACTTGTAGTAGTACAAGATGGTACCGTTGATGTTACAACAGACTTAACGTTTGTTGGCAAGAACTACGCTGGTTACGGCGAAATACAAAACGAAAACTTTTTGTTTTTGTTAGAATCATTTAGTGGAACATCACAGCCACCAAAACCAGTTAGTGGTCAAATATGGCACGATTCAACAAATGGTAAAATTAAATTCTACGATGGTACTAAATTTAAAACTACAGGCGGCGCAGAAGTTTCAACCACACAGCCAGTAGGTTTAACAGCAGGTGACTTTTGGTGGGATTCAGGCAACAGTCAGTTATACACATATAACGGAACATCATTTGTATTAGTTGGTCCACAAGGTGCAGGTACCGGTCTTACACAAATGCAAAGTAAAACAGTACGTGATACAGCCAATGTTAATCACAGTGTAATTGCCGCAACAATCGAAGACGAAATTATTTTTATAACTAGTGGTCAAGAGTTTACTATTGATTCAACTGATCCTGAAAATGCTATTACAGGGTTTGATGTTATCAGAAAAGGTACAACAATGGTTAACACCATAGATGCAACAAACGGTGTTACGTCAACTAATCATTATTATTGGGGAACATCAAGCAATGCATTAAGATTTGGTGGAAAACTACCAAGTGAGTTTGTACAAAGTTCGCCAGGATCAGCAACTCAATTTAGTGATATTGTTAGATTTCCAGATGCAGGTATTACAGTAGGTGACCAAAACGATTTACATATCTATATTGAAAATGGTAACCAAGGTGTTATTGCTAACGAAGTTGGTACAAATAACATAATTAGATTTAAAACAAGTAATGCAAACAGTATACAAACTAATAGTGCCAATGTTACAGCAACAGGTATTAATCCTGGATCAACTAGCACATATACATTAGGTACAAGTATTGCTAAATGGTCAAATGTTTGGGCAGATAATTTCCAAGGTAATGCATCTAGTGCAGATGCAATTAGATTTAATAGTGCAGATTATGCAGGCGATACAAGTGCTATTGCAAGTACAACAGCATTACGTGATAGTGCAGGCGATTTACATGCTAACTTCTTTAGAGGAACAGCAACACAAGCACAGTATGCAGACTTGGCAGAAATTTATGCAACTACACAAGAATGGCCAGTTGGCACAGTAATGGCAGTAGGCGGCGAAGCAGAAGTTAAGCCAGCCGGTGTAAGTCATCATGCAATAGGAGTTATATCAGCAGAACCAGCATACTTAATGAATAGTACAGCAGAAGGTCAAGCAGTTGGTCTTAAAGGGCGTGTTCCTGTAAGAGTAAAAGGACCAGTGTCAAAAGGTCAAGCAGTTTATGCATGGCAAGACGGCGTTGCTTCAACTATTGCAAGTACAGGATTAGTTGGAATTGCTTTAGAATCAAGTACTTCCGACGAAGAAAAATTGATAGAGTGTGTTTTAAAAGTATAAATATTAAAACACGTATATAATAAGGGAAGTAGAGCATGGCAGTTGGCGATTTAATTACAGCCGCAAGATACAATAATGCACAAGGTAGGGTAAGTGCAATCCTTGGCAACGGATCTGGAAACGAAGGCTATGGTCAAACAACAACTAGTTCTCAGGTTTCAAGTAATATTATTATTAACTCTACACACGTTAATGCTTTATTTACTGACTTAAACAAAATTTATATACACCAAACAGCATCAGTACCAAATTCAATTGCTGAAGTAGAAATTGGTGATACAGTAGCAGAAGATACTAGCGGCGCAGATACTAAAGAAGGATTTAAAGACTACGAAGATTTTATTAGTATTATCGAAACAGTCGGAAATAGATTTAGATTAGCACCAGCACAAAGCAGTACACTTAATAATGCTAAAACTATTCAACGTAGAAATCAATGGACTGCTCCAATCGAGTGCGAGTTTAATGTTTCTTTTACTGATAGCAATACACGTAGACACTTTTTTAATGCAGGAGGATCTCTTACATTTATTAGTTCTTTAAGCGGAACTCCAGTATCAGGAGACAGTGTAGCAAAAAGCCAAGATTGGTCTTCAATTCTTAGCAATGCTGGAACTATTAGTATAAACCATGATTCAACTACAACTACAGGCACAGGTGTAGTTCAAAGTATTGGTAATTATGATTTAACAACTTCATATCAAGAGATATATAGAAAATCTGCAACCGGAGTTTACGGTAATAACAATTATATTCTTTTTGCTAAAGCAAGCAATAGTTCTAGCATACAAGTAAAATATCAATTTTATGATCATAATCCAGGCGGATACAAAATTGACGAACCTGTCTTAGGATTACTAGAAGCAAAAATAGGCTTTGTTAGAGCAAGTGGATCATACGTTGACACTCCTGCACCAGCATTTGCGGCTACAAATAATCTTTAAGATAATTAAAAGTAACGAGGAGATATAAATGGCCGTCGGTGATATTATTACTGCAACTAGATACAACGCTCTACAATCTAGAGTTGAAAGCATCTTGGCCGTTGGAGCAAATACTGAAGGTTACGGAGAAACTACAGCAAGTTCTCAAGTAGCAGTAAATGATTTAGTAACAGCATCTCACGTTAATCAGTTAAAAACTGATATTGACATTATTAATCGACACCAAACTAACCAAGCGGCAGGAACTATTACTAGTATCACTATCGGAAATCTTATTGCTGACGAAACAAGTGACAATCCAGATGGCATAGAAAAAGGGTTTGCTGATTATGAAAACTCTATGAATACTTTAGAATCAAGTCCAAACAGATTTAGATTAGCACCATTACAAAGTACTTCAGGAACAGGCCCGTCATTAACATTTACATCTCAATGGAGAGAAAATGTAAACGGATACTTTAGAGCAACATTTAGTAATTCTAATCATAGAAGACATTTTTTTAATGCTGGCGGAGTAATTACTTTTGCAAGTAGCCTAGCAAGTACAGCATCTGGCGGAAATGTAGCAAAAACAAACGACTGGTCAACAATGTTGTCTAACGCAGGCACAGTAAGTTTTGCATGGAACTCAACTTCAACATCAGGATCGGGTACAGGTAGTGCAATTGGTAATTTTCAACTTACTTCAAGTGAACAGCAAGCGTTTAGAAAAACTGGTACAGGTGTATATTCTGATAACAACTATTATATTAGAATAAGAGAAATTAATAGTTCGACTATTGAATTCCGCATATGGATGAATGAGGCTGATACAGGTAATACTTCCACAGCAAAAGGTGTAGCCCCAGTTGACGAGTTTGTTCAAGGCAATTTAACCACTACAATTGGCTTTACACGAGCAAGTGGTGTTTATGTAGACGTGGCGGCACCAACTTTAACTATACAATCTAACTTTTCTGGCAGTTAATACTTGACAATCTCATAGATCTATCATATAATATTACTATATGGAGAGATTATGGATCAACGTTTGAAAACTGCATTAGAATATGCAGATTACGTAACAACATTTAAAAATCAAAAAAGAGTTTTACAAGAAACATACAATAAAGATTGTACTGTATATTATTGTGGTGGCCAATTCACGGCTACAAGAGAATTTGTTGCAAGTATACTAGCAGTAAAGTGTGACGTTTTTATAGATAACAATCAAACTCCGATTGAAGTATTAGATAAAGAAGATTTTTATAATGTTCTTGCTAGAGCATTTACAAATGCAACTGAAAAATACCATAGTGAATATCAAAAAATAGTAAAAAGTCAAAGGACGGTACAAGGAATAATTGATGTCTAAAGGCATACTTGTACATGCATTTAACAATGAAGATATAAACTACGTAAAGCAAGCCTCTATGGTTGCTGAACGAGCAAAAAAACACCTTAATCTTCCTACAAGTGTTATTACTGATTGTAGCATTGAGAACGATGGTACATTTGAACATATCATACATTTAGATACTGCACAAAACTATACCCAAAAGATGTATAACAACGGAAACGTAGGTAAACATCTAACATTTAAGAATAATGCTAGAGCATTAAGTTACGATCTTAGTCCTTATGAGTATACATTAATGCTGGATACTGATATAATCATATGCGACAACTCTTACAACTATTGTTTTGAACAAAGTAATCCTTTATTAATGTATAAAGATGCATATCATTTAGGACAAAATCTTGACTATCGGCAATTTAATAAAATTAGTGATTCTAGTATTGATTTTTATTGGGCTACATGTGTATATTTTGCGAAATGTAAACAGAACAAAATATTTTTTGATTTAATTAAACACATCGAAGAGAATTGGAAACATTACCGAATGGTATATCAGATAGTACAACAAACATTTCGTAATGATTTTGCATTTAGTATTGCTGTACATATTTTAAATGGTCATGCTAAAGGTGATATAGTAGGAAAAATGCCAAGTAAGTTATATTATACTATTGATAAAGATATTTTACATAAAATTAATAACGATGAACTTACATTTATTATAGACAACAATCCAATTAAAACAAAACAAATGACTGTACATGCAATGAACAAGTATAGTTTAGAGGAATTACTATGAAACAGGGTGTATTAATTTTTGCACAAAATAATAAAACAGACAACTATGTAAAACAAGCATATCTATGTGCATTAAGTGGTATGCAAAGTGGCAATAAACATTTTACATTAGTAACTGATAACGAAGTTGATGAAAAAACTAGTTTTATGTTTGATAAAGTAATTATACTAGAACATGATGATGCAAGTACTAGTGACTGGAAAATTGAAAATCGTTGGAAAGCATTTAATCTTAGTCCGTATGATGAAACTATTGTAGTTGATAGTGATGTATTATTTTTAGATAAAATAGACTGGAATAAATTCAAAGATCAAGAATTATATTTTACACAAAATCCTATTACATATCGACAAGAAAGTATAAATGATACGTATTATAGAAAAGTATTTCATCAAAATCATTTGTTTAATGTTTATACAGGATT